ATATGCGTAGTATCCATTCAGATCGCCCACACCTGGTCTATCCGATTTCTGCCATGCCATTGTCTCACCATACGTGGCGGTAATAAGTGTCTTTTTGAGATATCCCCTCACCTTCGCATTAGTGAGATAGGCAAGAGCACCAATATCAGCATTATCTACAGCCACTTCAGTCTCCAGGTCTACGATATCACCCCATGCAGGATAATCGCCTGTTCCGCTGTCGCCAGAAGTATGGCACCACACAACGCCTATGCCACTTGTGTTTATTATGCCCGTGGGCTGTCCAGACGCACTTGATCCAGTGAGACATGCAGCGTCTATTGCAAGGGCTAAAGTTGTGGCGAGGTCTGCCCTGACAAACGCCTCAACATCAATAGATGACTGAAGGAGTAATTTTCTTGTGATGTCTGTATATGTTCCCACTGTTTTAGGGGTGAGTGGCACCTGACCGAATGTCTGGGTGCTCTCTGTGGGTGTATTGCCTTCTGATACCCAGTATCCTGTGGCGCCCCCCGCTTGCTTCGGTATTGCTATATCACCCACGAGGCCGCCGAGTATTCTTGCTCCGAGCTGACGGACCAACATTTTATTACGAAGCATCTCAATAAACTGGGATGCAAGGAGTTCGGTTGCAACAGTATATCCACCATATTCGCCAGAGCCACCTGATTTTGCAAGATCCCTTGTCAGGACATCGTACGGAACAAAAAATCCCTGTGGCTGTTTGCCGAGCCTCTTTGCTACTGCATCGGATGCCTCTTTCTCAAAGGGGGCTTTGCTCCAGTCATGATGCAGCATGGCGTTTATCGCCCTTAAAATACGATATTCCTTAACTTCCTTATCGCTCATGCCGATATTTGCATCGATATTTACCTTGCGTGCATTATACACGTGCTCAAGCACCATGCCTTTAAAATCCTCTACGCTTGTCCCTTCAGAAATGGCCTTTGTGGCAAGCTCACGACAGTTGTGCTTTTCGGCTATGGCCATGATTTCAGCTACCCTCTGCTGTTCTGCTTTTTTGGCCTCTTCTCTTACCTTGTTGACATCGATTTTTATTTCTTCCATGTTATTACCTCCTGTTATTTGTCTTTCTTTTTCTGTTTCTTCTTTTTTGTCTTCTTGTTCTTGCTCAGGCATGATGACGGTGACATCCCTTTCCATCTCACGCCCGATGCCTACTGTGACATCAGCAGGTATGCTTACAAGGGAAATTTCAAAAGGCTGCCATTTCGTCACTCTGTAAACATCTGCATCTTCTCTTTTCTCCTCAAGCCTCATCTCTTTTATCAAATATCCCACCGATGAATTCTTCCTGATACCATCGAGGACATCCTGGAAGATTTCTTCCGCCTTTGCACTCCGTCCAAACCGCACAATTGCTCGGCCTTTTCGGTCAGCAGGGCTGACAAAAACTTTCTCAATGACCCCTACCTGGTCTCTCGGATCATGATCGATGAGTAATGCACCGCCTCGTCTTAACCGTGCTAAATCCACCGCCTCAGGAGAATGGTCGAGTATTTCATATCCAAAAAATCTTTCAACTGGCTCTTCAGAGCTAAAAGATAGTGCAAGGAGCCTATTTTCACGGTCAATATCCTCATTGCGTATCTCATAGCTTCTGAATTGCATACCCATACGGATCTTCTTCATTCCTCTATCTCCTTCTTCATCATGGCTTATGCCTTTTGGGTTAGTTTGAATGGCCATTTTTTTCTCTCCTCCTGCATCTGAGCCTCTTCAGAAATAAGGCTCATATCTTTATCAATATCCTCGATTTTAATGCCGTATCCCTCCATGAGTGCCCGTTCTCTCTTTATTTCCTCGAGGATATCCTCAAAATCAATACCTTGTTCAGCACAAATGCGGGTTCTTGTTGTAAGTCCATTTTTTAATTCCAAAATTTTTGCCTGAACATCTTTCAGCGGGTCTACCCAGTCCCATCGCCTCGGCTGCCATTCTGGGGCTATAAATCTTTCTAATTCTTGAAAAGAAAAAGGCAGCCGCCCTGCAAGGACTGCCATTTCAAGCCATTCTGGATATATTCTTTCAAGAAAGTTGTCTATAAACCAGCTTTGAATATCCATCCAGTATTCACGTTCATCTATTGCCCCTGCACGGAGCGAGGAATAATTCACACTTTCGAGGTCATTACAGAGGGTGTTGTAGTTGCAACCTAAACCAGCAGATATGCCACGAAGCATGGCTTTTACAAAATCAGAAAATTCTGCTGATGGTTGGCCCGGGTCGAATGGCTTAAAATCAACACCAGGGGGTAGCCTTTCAAGGATGCCTGGCTCAACTTCTGTGATAAAGTTGCCATCTGCATCCCTTTCACCTTCGTATGAGGCTCCTTCTATGTCCTCCGTAAAGAATCCCATTTTTGATGCGGCTACCCTTGCGGCCACTACCTCTGCCTCCTCATATGCCCCAAGCATACGGAGTTTTATCATTGCAGAGGCAACCCACGGCACGCCTCTCGATTGTGTGGGTCTTTCCTTGATGAAAAGATGTAATATTTCTTCTGCGGGGATGCGAATATGTCGATTACCTGCATATGAACGCTCCCCTGGGTGTTTCTCAAAAAGATGGTAGGCAACTGGTTTCCCATATCTATTTTTCTCAACACCCATAATAATACGATTCCCGTTGGGCAAATCCTGATTCAGGTCTTCATCGAGAAAATCAGCCTCGAGGATTTGCAGGGCGTAACGATATGGATTATCATATCCCCTTATTTTGCAAATCAGCACTTCACCGTCACGGGCTATTGTGCGTAAAATTATCTTTAAAAAATCACGGAGAGATAATGTCTCACAGACAGAAACATACTGTCTTGCCCATCTTCGCCACTCATCCTCAATGATAGAATTTGATTTTATATCGAGGTCATTTGTGGTCTTGAAATAGACCTTACTCTGAAGAATTATTCCCTTTGCACCAACAGTATTTATCTCAAGTTTACGCAGAAAATTGCGCATATAATCATCATTTCGTTCAAGATCTCTTGAGCGTTCTCTTAATCTTTTTAAATTCCAGCGAAGATATTCGTCTGATGTGAGATTTGCCGTTACCCAGTCCCATGTGAGGTTGTTCACCTGGGCGCCCGTGTAATTGCGTTTTCTGGGCTTTTCTTGTTTTCTTCTGAATTTTATTTCAAACCCGAAGAGGTTCATCTGCTAAACCTCGTATAAATTTTATTCAGAGGTTTTAATCCTTTCGCCACTCTTTCTGCTGATAATTCCTGCTCATAAAGGGACTTATATTTACGCCACACCTGATAAAGTTCACCTGCAGACATATGGCGTATTCTTTTATCGCCAATCTGATATTCGAGGTCTGTGCGGGTCGCCCTGCCCTCAATGGCTGCTTCGAGAGCATCAAGGACTTTTTTAACATGACTTCTGCCATCCACACCTGATGCAGGTGCGGGTAGGACTGTAACTGTCCCTGTCGAAACTGTATAAACATCTTCATCATTGGAGAGCTGTGCAACATAGCTGTATTCGCCTGCGGTTAATTTTGAAGAATCACTTGCAGATATGGTGATGAGATATGAGTATTCAGTATATGCCTCGCCTTGGGCCGTAAAAGAGGAAGAGCTGTTGAAAAAAGTGTAGGTTAAGGTATATTCTGAAGTGGAAAAATCAGAAGAGACATCCAGAATCCATTTGACAGTATCCCCACCCTGAAGCTGGCAGGCTCGTATTGATATATCTCTGGCATTTAAAAAAGCTAATAGCACAAAAGACGCAAGATGTCTTTACATGATTTTCATCATTTTTACACAATTTTCACAGTTTTTTTTGTAAGCCAAAAAAAAATCAAACTTCTCAAGAATCTCCCGCTTCTAAGCGAAGCGAAAGCGGGAGAGGGTTCAATATTTCTATTATTGAAAATCTGTATATACGTATGACACCTCCAACTTTTGCATATTTGAGTTTACCTTCCTCACACCAATTGTAAATTGTCCGTGGTGTAACTGAAAAAAAATCCGCAACTTCTCTTGGAGTGAATAAAGTTTTTGCTGGTAACTCGATTATGTTTCTTATTTCCATCCTTTTACCCAAGACGATAAGCGCCTATTGCAAAGTGCAAAAGGTTTTTTTGCTTTCTTTTCGTCCAAAATTGCTTGTTTCTGCTCTATTTCGGCCTGTTTTTGTTCAATTTCATATATTTTTGCTTTATTTTCGCTAATTTTTGCCAATTTTTGCTTAATTTTGGCCACGTCAGGATTGATTATGGCATAGGCTGCGATGTTATAGACCCAGAGGTCAAGAATTTCATTGCGTGGCCGTATTTTTTCATATTCTCTAACAGCAAATCCTTTTACAAGCCTTATCCTCACACGCTCTGCGGTGAGCTGTTTGAAGTATTCATCATCGCAGGCACGGGGGAAATGTATGTATCCAGGCCCAAAAGTGTCTATACGAAGCCTTGAGAACAAAATATCCTTTGCAGCTTGAGTGCCGATTTGAAAAAGTTTGACCCTCTCTTTCCCAGCAAGGCGTGGTCTGTTCACAAGCGGGGCATTTGCACTGTTTGCACCTTTCACCGCATAAATCCTGCGGGACTGTCGCTTTTTTACAAAGTCATAAACCTTTTTCGGCAGATAGCCTGAATCTACAGCAACACATGAGATTTTGAGAATCATACCTGCATCATTGACGAAGGTTTTTTGTAAATAGTCATCAAGTTCATTCCAGACATCAAGGCCGATTGTGGGACCGTAAAATATCCTGTGTTCTATGTGCCAACTTTCCTCTTTTGCACCCCAGCCCACAACAAGAACTTCAATTCTGTCGTCCTGGATATCGCAGGCAGCAGTTAAAACCGCCACGGCCTCGGGGATCGTCTCATAATCTTCACGTCTTTTTGAAATTTCTGTATCCTCAATCTGTTCACCTTCTTCTTCCCAGGTTTCTCCGAGAGATGTATTTACAAACACTTGCATTGTTTCTGGTTTTTTCTTTGCTTCGATATAACGATATGCAAGATTTGCAAATGACACCCAGGGCGAATACAGCTCGTTAATCCAGAATCCTGCAATTTTGCCTGTTGATTTCTCGGGTATCCATTTGCCCTGCTTCAGAATTCTGTATTTGTCTGTATCGGTTATGACACCCTTGCAAAATGGGCAAATGTAAACAGCATCTGATGGGTCATGTTCTGAAAAAGATAAGTTTTCAAATCGAAGTGGCTGAAATTGTCCGCAATGTGGGCATGGGACATGAAATTTTCTTTTGTCAGATAGTTCATATGCAAGTTCAATGCGAGATAACCCCTTACGGGTAGGTGTAGAGAACATGCCTATTTTTCTGTTCCAGAATGCAGTTGTCCTCTTCATGGCGAGATTAACAGGGTCGCCCTCTGCCCCTGCACTTATGGGGTATCGGTCAACTTCATCACAAAGTAAAACTCTAATCGGCCTTGCGGCAAGGGATGCAGGAGAGTTTGCACCTGCAATGGCAACGTATCCACCTATAAAAATCTTATGCAGAATCATGTCATCTGTCTTTTTTGCCCGTTCACTCACCGATATTTTTTTAGCGAGGGTTTTTGTGTCACGGAGCATGGGCTTGAGACGTTCTTTTGAGAATGTCTTTGCATTGTCGAGGGTAGGCTGGATGACAAGGATTGAGCATGGATCCTGGTCGATGTAGTAGCCAATGACGTTAAGCAAAATCTCTGTTTTTCCCACTTGAGAGGATGACATAACCACAACTTGCTCGATAGTAGGATCGCTGAACGCATCCATTATGCCACGCTGATATTCTGCCCTTTCGGTAAACCAGCGGCCGGGTTCGGCAGAACTCTCAGGACTTAACGCTCTGTTTTTGTCTGCCCACTCGCTTACACTGAGTTTTGGACGCTTTACTATTGCGCTCAGTATGGCTTGATGGATTATTGCTTCTGCTTGTGTTGTAAGTGCTCCAGTTTCTAATCTCATCTTTTAATTCCTCAACTAAACGGTCTAAAATATCTTGTGCCTCTGCTGGTGTTTTGCATACAGGCACGATCAGGGGTGCTGCCTTCGATGGCCATGATGATATTTTTGCATTGATACGGCCAAGGACATCGAGAAAGACTTTCATAATTTCATCAACATCAACCAGCTTGCCCTTTTCTTTTTCAAGCTGGAGGGCTTTTCTATCAGCTTGAATTTTCGTAAGCCTTGCCCTTTCATGTGTCAATGAGGAAGTCGAATCAACGGTATTTTTTGCTTTCAAATGAGCTATATACTTTTGAACCGCCTCGGCACAATCCACATACCCTTTATCAGGTTTGGGCAAGATACCTTCAGTCGAAAATTGGTAATATTTTTGATAAGGTATACGCAATATTTCACAAAGTTCTTTAACTTTTATCGTAGCCATTTTTCACCTATGAAATTCATTTCGTAGCTTAAAAAATTTTGCAGCTTTGCCCGCCGCATCGGGCATCTCCGAGGAAGGACCCGCCGATTTTTCACAACCCACAATCGTCATATTTGCCCCACAATCAATTTTTTTATGGGGGGGGATATAGGGTAGTATAGCCCCCTTCAAAAAAATGCAATGTCGATTAAATATGACGATTTCAGAGGCATTTTTTAGGTATATCTGACCCCTATTTTTCATAATACACCCTGACCTTTGTTTGAGGGCATTCGCCATAATCCTTACGGGCAGACAATGACACTATCTGGGCATCATCTCTCCAGACAATACCTGTCATCCCATCTTTGAGTGCCTTAAGGAGATTGTCCAAATCTGGTTTTTTGGTATGGTCTTGCACCTTTTTTGGCAATGACTTTGGTCTGGCAAATATAAACTCAACCTCAAGGCTTATGGGGCCGTCCTGAATATATACAGGGTTTTGTGCCGCAATTTGCGCTGCAATGGTTTGCTTGTATTCTCTGCTTTCTTTGGGGTCATATACGCCGATGAAGTTTCCCCGTTTGTAAAATCTCGGCCGTCCCTGTGGTCTTGGGTCACCAAGCAGTAGAAACTCTTGTATCATTTTCCCTTCCTTCATCAAGCAAATCCTCCGGGATAAATACGTCATCGTTGCCATGAATATCTTTGCGCTTGTGCTCTTTTTCTGTAACACTCCTGATATATTCATTTGCAACATGTTTATTGGCATAATAGCTATCTTCTAATACCTCCTGTTCGTATTCACATTTGAACCCAAGAAAGCTATTTAAGGAAATATACTCTCTGCCGGGTGGTGCTGTGGTTTTAAATTTTAATTCATCCCGATCCAGGTATGAATCATACCAGCCGTGCCATTTCACGATCTTATTGTTTACCTCATACCCGCATTTTCGCATGAGATATCTCTTGGCCTGCCACATCTCAAAAATTTCATCACTGTTTAATTTCTTTCTAACATACGCCACAGGATCTGATATACCCGTGCGTGATGCAAAGATAACAGCCTTTTCAATCTTGATGAAATCATCGATGTTTTTCTCGCCAACCACATCTCGCCAGTGCACAATATGCGCCGTCATAATTCCCCCTTCAAAATGCGGTCTATCATATCAGGCTCTTCTGGCCGTATGCCTCCTGATTGTTGATAGCCGTTGTTTTTGAGATAACCCCGCTTGTGCCAGTTTAACAGTGTCTTGTAGTGGTCTTTATATTTACCGCCCTTGACCGATATGCTGTAATCCAGCTTCTCTATGCC